TCACCGGCAAAAGCGCAGATCGTCGCGCTCGTCCTCGTAATCGGACAACACCTGGAGGAGGATGCTGTCCTTCGGCAACGCCTCGCGCGCCTTCTCGATTTTTTTCAGCGTCGCATCATCGTAGAAAACCGGCGTCGGGCAGCGATGCGCCTGGCTGGTGCTGCTGCAGCCGCCCAACAACAACAACAAAACCGCAAGCGCCGCGTCCGTTTTCCAGCGCATCGCCCCCTCGTCCCCCGCGGGCGGCACGATGCCGGGCAGGGGCGAGGGGATCAAGCGCGATCGGAGGGATGTGGCGTTACGACCGTGGACCCGGACGGCTACGGCGCGGGGCTCGTGAGGGTGGTGATCTGGCCGGCGAGCTGGCCGAGCCAGATCGCGGTCGACAGCGGGTCGCCCGACGGCGGGTTGGTGCAGGCCGCGTCGCCGAAACTCTCGATCGAGGTCACCTTGGCGGCGATCGTTTTCGGCACGATGCCGGCCGCCACCGTGGCGTCGGCCGCCGCCTTGCCCTTCTGGTATTCCTGGCAGGCGGTGGCGATGTAGGGGCTCGCCGCCTGGCTCAGCTTGTCGACGACAGTCAATGCCGAGCCGGCCGAGCCCAGTCCGCCGAGCACCGCCGCCGGCACGCCGCCGCAGCCGGCCAGCGCCGGCGCGATGGCGAACACCAGCACGATCGCGCGGATCAGGCCGCGCTCCTTGAGGCCGAGCGCCAGAAGGCCGCAGGCCGCGGCCAGCAGCTGGACGAGCTGGCCGACGAAGGGATCGGGAATGTTCCAGCCGGCCAGCGCCAAGATGGCGCCGAGCCCGGCATAGCTCGAGGGTTCGCTGAAACGGGCGAGCAGATAGGCGAGGATTTGCACGGAGGCTCTCCTTTCGGGCAACAAAAAAGCCGCCTCGCGGGCGGCTCGGACGGAAGGACGGAAGAGGGCTGCGGGCGGTCAGCCGGCCGGTACGGCGAGCCCCATTGCGGGCGGCGGCGCGCCGGTGGCGTACCAGGCCTTCAATTCGCTGGCGCTGCCGACCCATACCGAGCGGTCGACCGCGGTCACCACGCCGGCGACGCGGCCGCAGGGCGTGTATTGGTGGAAATCGTAGGGCCGCAGCCCGTCCGCCCAGCCGGCGGCCCGGCCGGGTGGCAGGCGCGGCGGCTGCGTCACGAGGTCGGCGTAGCGCCCCGACGCGTCGCCGCGCGGGTATTCTGGCAGCATCAGGGGCCAGCCCGAGAGGGTCTCATCGGCTTCGACCAATTGCGCCCAGCCGTAATACGCGACCGGCGCGCGCGCTATGCGGTCGGCGAGTGCCTCGCCGAAGGCGACCACTGAGGCGGCCGGCGCCGCGCTCTCCCAGTCGATCATCGCCGGGTCGCCGGCGCGAAGCCCCGTCACCGACAGGAAATTCGCGGCCTGCCGGTCGGGGTCGGCGGTGTCGATGAAATGATAGGGCACGGCGAGGATGCCGGCCTTGATCGCGGCGCCGCGGTTGCACTGGAACGCGGGGTCGACGAACCCGACGCCCTGGGTTGCCTTGATGAAGGCGAGCGCGATGCCGGCGGCGGCCACCGCCGGCCAGTCGATCGCGCCGTTGTGGTGCGACACGTCGATGACGCCGTCGAACACGATTGCCGGAAGCTCACACATCAGCATCGCTATTTCCTGTCCTGCTTCTGGACGATCGCGGTGCGCAAATCGGCGATCCCCTGCATGACCCGTTCGAGCGCGGTGCGCATCTCGGTCTGGAACTGGCGTTCCTCGGTGCGGCGCTCGTCGAGCACGTGCTCGGCGATGCCGAGGCGGGCCTCGTACCCGGCGAGCTGGGCCTGCTGCAGGTCGAGGTCGGCGCGCAGGCTCAGATAGCCGGCGAGAATGCCGCCGCCGACCGTGGTCACGACGACCACCGCCTGCAGCAGGTGGCCGAGCGTGATGTCGGGGGTGAAATGCGGGTGTATCGCGCCGAGCCAGGCCGAGTCGCGGCCCGGGTGGTTCGGCTCGTTCGGGGTTGCGTCTGTCATTGGCTGCCGCTGAGGGTCCAGGCGAGGTTGGCGAGGGTCGCGTCGGGGGTGGCGGGCGCGACGATCGTCAACACGTCGCCGGCGGCAAACGGCGTTGCGGTCGCCATCGTGAAGGTCGCGCTCGCTGCCCCGGCGGCGAACGCCATCGTGCCGACCGCCGCGCCGTTCTTCGCGATTGCAAAGCTGGCGGCGGCGGTGGCCGCGCTGCCCGCGGTCCCGTAGCTGCCGCCGAGCCCGGCCGGGAAGCTGACCGGCGCGGCGAAAATGTAGCGCTCGACGATCTGGCTGGCGGCGGGGCTGCCAGCCCAGGCGCCCGAGACGAAGGCCGGCGCCTCAACCGCGCCGCCGCCGGTCAGCGCGTAGGTTGTCGGGGTCAGCCCGGCGAGGTCCTGCAGGGCCTGGCCGAAAATGTTGAAGCCCGGCAGCTTTACGTACACCGTCTGGCCGACGAAGCTCGCCGGGTAGCGGTAGCGGAACAGCGACGGGTCGTTCGGGCCGAAGCGCGCGAAACTGCCGCCGCTCGAATGCGCGCCGATCGGGGTGCCGTAGGCGCCGCGCCGCAGATAAGTGAGGTTGTAGCGGTAGGCCGCGGTCAGCGTCGCGGTTTGGTAGCTGATCAGCTCGCCGTCGCAGTAGCACAAGGTGACGAAATTGTCGGCGTCGGCCATGGTGCCGGACAATAGCTGCCCGGCGCTTTCCGTCAGGTCGACCGACAGCGTGTCGCTGGTATCCGGGTCGGCGTGGCTCGCCAGCATCGCGCTCAGCAGCCCCTGGCGGGCGCCGCGATAAATCGTGCCGGCCAGCGCGTAGGTGTTGCCGTCGCTCGAGATCCACACCTGGCAGCCGCCCCAATTGGCACCGCCCGAGGCGATCACCCAGACTTCGAGATCGCCGCCCGACAGCGCCGCCGGCGGCTCGAAGACGATCGGCGGGTTGCTGTCGCCGGGGTCGACCAGCGCGTCGAGGCCGCTGCCGGCGGTCGCCTGGCGCAGGTAGAGCGCCGCGGTCCCGACCCCGATCGGGGTTATCGTGCCGGGCATGTCAGTGCACCAGCTTCATGGCGTCACTCCGGGGATTTCCTCGGCGGTGACGGTCAGTTCGCCGTTGTCGTCCTCCTCGATCTGGATGATGCGCACCGCGGCGCCCGCCAGCCCGAGCGTCGCGTCGTTGAGCAGCACGATGTCCATCGGCTCCAACAGCGAATAGCGCCAGCCAAGCTTGAACTTGTAGGTGTTGCGGACATAGGCCTTGCGCTGCAATTGCAGCTGGGCCGAGACCGCGGTGCTGGTCGGGTTAGTAAATTCGTGCGCCTGGATCGACGGCTCCGAACGCAGCCCGTACTGGTCGATGAGGCCTTGGTCCCACACCGGCAGGACCTGCGGGTTGAAGCTGTTAGTCTGGTCCATGTATTCGAGGCTCAGCCAGTTGGTCGCCTGCGCCGAGTCGCTGCGGGACAACAGGACCGGGTCGCTGCCGCCCTCGCCGGGCCCGCTGAAATCGAGGAAGTCGCCGTCGCCGAGGCTGTATTGCCAGGTGAGGTCCGGCGACCAGCTGGCGCCGTTGGCGCTGAGCGGCTGGTCGCCATAGGGGATGATCTTCAGCAAATTGCCCGACCACAGCACCGCCGCGACGGTCAGCTGCGCGATCTCCTCGATCCAGCGGGCGCACGGCTGCTGGCGGTCCAGGAGCAGCGACATCGCGAGCTGCGCCGCCTGGCAGTAAGTGCCCCAATCGGCGATCGCCCCGGCATTGTCGAGGTTGGCCGCCGGAAAGCCCGCGCCGTAGCGGGGATTGGTCAAGAGGTCGACGACGATATGGTCGGGGCGCGCGTCGAATGGGAAGCCCGGCCCGGCGGTGCCGGCATAAAACCCGCCGATCTCGAACTGCAGGCTGGGCAGCGCCGGCGAGCCGCCCAGTTGGATCGGCGTGCCGGTGACATAGCAGGTGCCGGAGTAGCCGATGACCGGGGTGTTCGGGTCTGCGCTGGCGAACACCGGATCGGGCGCCTGCCCGTCATTGCCGACATAGCCGTTAAGCCCGACATTGCCGAGCCCGGCGGCGGTGCCGCCATTCGACCAGATGCGGTTGTTGCCGCCGACATCGCCCGGATAGGTGAACGACACCGGCCCCTGGCACAGCGCCATCGCGACATCGACCGAGTAGCGCTGGTTGGCGCCCTTCTTGCCGCCCGAGGAGCCGAGCCCCTTGCCGCCCTTGCCGCCGCCCGAGGCGGTGAAGCCCCAGAACTCGATCAGATTGACGGTGACGCGCTGAGTGCCGTAGCAGATATGAACGGGGCTACCGGCTTGCGACGTGTTATAGCGCAGCGAATTGAGCGCCGGCCCGTCGAATGCGTTGACGAACGGGGTCGGCCCGCCGCCCTTGCCGGCTACCAGATCGGGCACCCTTCAGCTCCTCTTGACGAACGGGGTGAAGAAACGCGCGGCGCGGCAGGCGAGCGGGTAGAGGGTCGCATCGCCCCAGACGACGCCGATCGTCCAGTAGGCATGGATGAGGCGCGGCCACCGGGTGACGATCGCGCCGTGCGAAAAGGTGCGGCCGAAGCGGAACAGCGCGATGTCGCCCGGCCGTGGTTCGGGTCCTTGCGGCGGCCCGGCGATCGGCTGCGCGTAGTGCAGCAGCCCCTCCATATAGCGCTCGGCGTCACGGTGCAGGTGCCAATCCGGCACGTAAAACGGCGGCTCGATGTGGGCGCTGATGCCGGCCCGCTCGTAGACCTCGGCCAACAGCATCAGGCAGTCGACACCGGCGCCCTTGACCCGCGCGGCGTGGTGAAACGGCGTGCCGATCCAGCTCACCGCCTCAGCGACGACGGCGGCGCGGCGCTGCTCCTCGCTCACGCCGCTGTCTCCGGCGGTGGGATATAGGGAAAGCCACCGTAGCGCAGGAGGTTGTTGAGGGTGCCGTTGCAGGTCGCGACGGTGTGGTCGCAGCCCGGCATCAGCTGGAAGGCGTCGCCAGCCGACACCGGCGACAAAAACGGCTTCAGCAGATAAATGGCACCGCCGGCGAGCCGCGCGATGGTGCGCGAGGCGCCGTTGTTCGCGCCGGCGGTCGCGGTGATGGTGCCTTCGTCGTAGGCGGTCGCCGGGCTCGGCGCGAAGCTGGTGAGGATCTCCGCCTGGCTCGAACCGGCGAGCGCGGCGATCGTCGTCGAACCGATCCCGGTGGCGGCGCCGAGCGCATTTCGGCCGTTGGTCCGGTCGTAGCCGCACATCGCGTCGCCGAACACATGTGTGCAGGCGGCGCCATAGAGCCGCCGCGGCATCTGCTGGATCGCCAACAGATTCATCAAGGACTTGACCCTGATCGTGATCTTGCCGCGCCCGACATCGCTGTCGGCGACCCGGCCGTAGAACCAGACGATCGCGCCGAGGCTGATGTCGAGGGCGCCCGACCCACCCGGCAGCGGCGGCGCGAAGAAGCGGTCCAATTCGACCGTCGCGCCGTCGAACAGGCCGAGCCGCACGGCTTCGGCGAACGGGAAGCTGCCGACGAGGTCAGCGGCGCCGGCCAAGACGTCGATATCGAGTTCGGTCGGCGCGACCCCGATCTTGGTGGTCACCTTCGAGCGCCCGAAGCGCGGGCCGAGCGCGAAGTCGCTATAGGTGGCGCTGTTGTAATTGAGGCTGCCGCTGGGGAACGCGGTGCCCGGGATGCTGAGCGGCGTCGTCCAGCCCGAATAGCGCAGCACTTCGCCGCTCGCCAGCGAGAAGGTGTAGAGATCGGCGATGACGACCGTGTCGTTCGCCGCGAGATAGGCGACGAGCGCCGCAGAACAGGGTCTCATAGGAAGGCCGTTTGCAATTTGATCTGCTTCAGCTGCCACAGCTGGTACATGAAGTTCTCGAATTCGGCCGTGTCGTCGGCAAAGCGGACGCGGAACCAGTAGGTGAAGTCGGCGGTGACGATCTGGCCGGCGGCGGGCGGCGTGGCGAACGTCACCAAGCCGGTTGCGGCATCGAGGGTGTAGCCCGTCGGGCTTTGCAGGACGCCGTCGCAGTAGATCGCGCCGAGTGCATTCGGTGCGGTGATCGGCTCGGCGAAAGCGCCCATGCTGCGCACCAGCTGAAAGACGCTGGTGCTCGCGTCGCCGGTGCCGATGACCTGGCCGATGAGGCTGTCGTCGCTAGGGTCGTCGAATAGGAAGGGCGCGAAGGCGCCTTGCTGCTGCAGGAAAAAGCCGGCGATCGTGCGCAGTTCGTCATAGCCGGCGCCGAAGCCGCCGGTGCCGCGGGTGTCCCATTTGTCGCGCAGCAGCGAATAGGTCAGGGTCCAGGTCCAGATCGGGTAGGGCTGGTCGAGGACGCGCAATTCACGCCCGTTGACAGCGCGCTGGATGCGGGTGGCGAAGCGCGGCGCCTTTGTCACCGACCAGCCGAGGCCGGGCAGCGCCGGAAAGATCGCGGTCACGGCGCGGCCCTCACAGCGTGCGCGGGGTCAGGGCGTTCGAGCGCAGCATGTTGCGCACGACGCCGGGATTGCGCGCCATCAGACCGGTGAACCAGCGCTCGACCGCGGGACCGTCGGAGGGGCCGTGGAAGTGCAGGTGCATGTCGCTGCCGGCGCCGCCCTGCGCAATCATGCCCTGTAGCCCCTCGCTGATCGCCGCCGGCAACACCATCTCGCGGGCGTGCAACAGGGCCGGCCGCGCGCCGGCAAAATTGGGCAGCGCCCAACCCCCCGCCGCCGACGGCACGATGCCGCCGCCTGAAAACGCGAAGAGGCCGCCGAGAAAGCCGAAGAGCCCGCCGCCGCCCGCCGAGCCGAGCGCCGCGGTGCCACCGGCGAGCGATGCCGCGCTGCCCAACGCACCGGCGCCGCCCGCCGCGGCGGAGGCCCCGAGCGCCGCGGTCAGCGCCCCGAGCGCGGCGGTATTGGCGGCCAGCGCCGCGGTGTTGGCGGTCGACGTGGCGGCCTGGCCGAGCTGCCCAGACGCGCCGAACAAGGCCTTGCTCAGGGCGCCGCCGAGCACATCGTCGACGCCCTGGCCGGCCGTCGGAGCGGCAAGCCCGAGCAGCGAGGCGAGCGGCCCGGCGGCGGCATGCGACAGCGTCGTCCCGGCGAGGCTGACAAAGCCGCGTTCGACCGACTGGGCGACGCGCAGCGCCGCGGTCTGGAAGGTCAGCGTGCCTTCGACCAGCCCCGTCACCGCCGAGCGCCAGCCGGCGCCGATCTGGTCGAACGCCTGTCGGTAGGTCCGCGCTAGCCGGGCGGCCGGCGCACTCGCCGCGGCGATTGCCTGGTTGAGCGCGTCGAGCCCGGCGAGCGCGTCGCTAGGGTCGGCGCCCAGCTTGATCTGCACGTCGTCGGCCAATTGTCACCTCGATCGTAAAGGGGGCGCGTTGCCCTCGCGGTTGGCGGTGCGGCGCGTCCGGTTGCGCGCCCGCAGCGTCTCGATGTCCTGCGGCGGCGGCATGCCGAGATCGCCCCGCACCAGCGCGAGGCCGGGCGGCGGCGCGGCGGCGAGGTCGGCGAGCGCAGCGAGGCCGGCGGTGACCGGCGGCGGCGTCCAGCCGAGCAGCCGGGCGATCGCCTGCAGCAGCAGGTGGGGCGGCGGGTTTTGCTCCCAATAGCCGAAAATCTCGCCGGCTTCAGCGAGGGTCATGCCGTCGATGTCGCGGTAGCGGTAGCCACAGCCGGTGGCGAGGGCGCCGTAGACGGCGCCGAGCTGCCGTCGCAGGCCGCCGCGCTTGCCGTCTCGCCCGCACTCAGAGGGTTCGCCACCGGCCGCGCTTCCCCCATGGCGGGCTCCGCCGGCTGCAACCCGGCGATGCGCAGGATCACGGCGACCGCGGCATTCAATTCCTCGATGCTCGCCTCGATATCGAGCACCGCCTCGCCGGTGAGCCCGGGGTGTCCCGGCTGCAAGCCGGCCGCTACCACCTGCGCCGCCGCCTCGATCAAGCCGCCGCCCGATTTACCGGCGAGGCCGTCGAGCGCGTCGAGCACATGGCGCAATTGGCCGAGCTTCAAGACGCGGACTTCAAAGCGCCGTCCGCCGAGGCCGATCGTCTCGCTCATCGCCTACTCGTTGACGCTGAGGGTGCCGATCGCGCCGGTCGCGTCGGCAAAGGCACTGAAATCGAATTCCTGGATCTCGTAATCGTCGATCTTGGTCGGCAGCGACAGTTTGGTGGCGGTGCAGGCATTGAGCACCAGCGCCAATCCGGCCGCCATGCCGCCGGTCGTCTTGGTGGTGTAAAACGTCGCCTTGAAGGTCGGCGTGTAGCCCATCAGCTGGTTGGTCAGCGCCAGCTTCTTGCCGGAAGTGCTGTTGTAGAGATAGCTGATGAGCAGCGACGCGGCGGCGTCGGCGGCGGCGAAGGTGTAGATGCCGGTCGCGATGTTGACCGAATACTGCCCGGCCGCCGACGGCGTCGTCACCCGGGTGAAGCGCAAGCCGGCATTGTTGCCGCTGGCGTAAAAGACGCCGAGATCGTCGCTGTAGTTGGCGGCGTTGGCGACCGGCACCGTATAGGGCCCGGTCGCCGGCACGCTCGCCGCCTCGTTCTCGGCGACGGTCAGCTGGCCGGCGGCCGGCACCTGGCCGAAGAACAGATCACCGTAGATCGCGCCGAAGATACGGGCGAATTTAGCCTTGCCGGTGATCTTGCCCTGGCCGCGCGCGATATCGAGCGGAAACTGGAACTGACCCCAGAGCTCGCGGGTCTGCCAGTCCCAGTCGATCTGCACGTCCTGCAGGATGCCGAACTGGTCGGGGCCGATGCCCGACCCGGTCACGTCCGAACGGTTGCCCCACAGCGCTCCGGCGCCGAAAGCGAGCTGCATGTCGAAGGTCTCCCGGTACTAGAGGCAAAGGATTTCGACGGGGACGATCGCGACCGCCTGGTCGCGCAATACCCCCTCGTCGGTAACGATCCTGCCGGCGATGTAGGCGTGCTGCACCATCGCCGGCAGGCCGAGGTCCTGGACGCCGGTCGCCGCCAGCGGCGCGAGCGCCGCCTCGACCGCGTCCAGCAGCGGGTTGAGGAAGATCGCTGGCGCGGTGTAGGGGTCGCTCGAATGGGCGTAGAGATAAAAGTCGACGGCGAGCCGCCACACCGTCGGCGCGCCGAGCGTCGGCACCGTTGCGATTTCGCCTTTCTGGCGCATGAACAAGGCCGGCTGCTCGGCCGGCGCGACCTCGCTCCAGTGGCGCAAGCGCCGCGCCGCGGTGGCGAAACCGGCAGCGCCCGCGGCCTGCGCAAACAAGGCGGCGTAGATCGGCTCGCGCGCGATCATAACGCGCCTGCCAGCAGCGCCGGATCGGTCGCGGTCGCGCCGAGGCTGCGGGCGGCCCCGGCGGCCGGTGCGACGACGCGGTATTGCGCCAGCAGCAGCTCGACGTCGGCGCTCATGTCCAGCTGCGAGAAGGTCACGGTCTCGTTGCCGCCAATCGCGCGCGACACCTCGCCGATGCGGGTGCGCTCGCGATAGCGCTGGCACACCAGCTCGATCGCGGCCTGCGCGATGTCAGGCGGGGTTGCGAGGTAGCCGGCGGTGTAGCTGAGGATGACGTTCTGTGCCCGCCGGGTAAACACATAGCCGCGCAAGGCGAGCTCGGTCGGGCTGAACACATAGCCCGGGCCGAACCCGCCATCGCCCGGCGCCGGCGGGATGACGATGCTGTCGATCGACAGTGACAGCACGGCGCTGACAGGCGTGTTGGCGAAGCTGAGGCGCTGGCCGCCGCCGCCGTCGCGCACCTCCTGCCAGTCGCCCGAGGCGATTTGGCGGCCGAGCCAGCTCTGGATGAACTGGCTGGCCGCCGTGATCAGCCGCGCGAGGAGCGCGTCGTCAGTGTCGGGAAAGGCGCCCTGGCCGGTCTGCAGCCAAAGCTTGACGTCGCCGAGCGTCGTCAGATCGCCAAACGCCATGGTCCGAACCCTCTGCGTTCAGCCGTTGCCGATATTGGTGATGACGCCCATCGCGAACGGGGCGTAGACCGCTAGCGCCTCTTCGGCATAGACCCCGACCTGGCGCTGCCTTGTCACCACCGGCCAGTCGATCTGGTAGTAGTCCTGCCGGGTCTTCACCTCGGCGACGTTCGGCACCTCGTTCGACTGGTACTGCACCGGTAAGTTCTCGGCCCAGCCGATGATCGTGCCGGGCGGCACCCGCGGGTGGATGCGCACCGGGATGCGCAGGCCGCCGTTGAGGGCAAACGGGTTAAAGTAGAACGACACCGCGCCCGCCGCCGCCAGATCATAGGGGTTGCCGTCGGCCGTCACCTCGTAGCGCAAGAGCGGCCCCGAGGCGTTCGACAGCACCTTGCTGGTGATGTTCTTCAGCTCCTGGACGTTGACGTAGAGCACGGTCGGCGACAGCTGGAAATTGTTCCACATCGTCTGGAACATCGCGTCGATCTCGACGACCGAGCCGCGCCCCGAGGCGGTCAGCGGCGTGCCGCTGCCGGCGGTGCCGGTCGGCAGGATGCTGACATAGGCGTTGGAGCCGGCTTTCAGCGCGGTCGTCAGGAGCCCGTCATAGGCGTAGCTGGCGTTGGCCGAATTGTCGGCGGTGATCGCGGTCGCCGCCTGCTGGCCGCCGGTCAATGCCACCGCGAAGCTGGCGCTGTTGATCGTGGTGATCGCCTGCAACGTCTCGCTGCCGGCGGTGCCGACATACCACGCATAGCCGACCGCGCCCTGCAGCGCGGTGACGCTGGCGAACAGCGTCTGCCCCAAGGTCACGGCCTGGGTCGAATTGGCGCTCTTGTTCGACGAGCCGCCGGAGAGGACGAAGGTCTTGCCGTCGGCGCCGGTGATGGTTTTTGTGGTGGCGACGCCGGTGGCGAGGCCGGAATTCTGGTAGCCCTCGATGGTCAGCGCGACGACAATCACCGAATAGGTCGCGGCCGGCAATGTCGCGCCGGAGCCCGAGGCCGACAGCGTCGGGGTCGCCGGAATCCCCAATTGCAGCGAGGCGTTGCCGCCGAGGATCGCCATCTCCTCCTTCAGCATCAGCTTCTGCAAGAGGCGGAAGCTCATGCGCGCCTGGATGTCTTCGAAATAGCGGCCGGCGCTGATCGCTTCGTAGGTCGCCGCGTCTTCCTCGCCGATCGTCACAAAGCCGGCCGATTTCGAGGCGGTCGTGTATGACATCTGGCCCGAGCGCTGGCCTTCCGGAACCCAGCCCATCGCGTCAAAGCCGGAGCCGATGAGGGCCGTCACCTGACGCCAGTTGGTCGCCGTGCCGGTGCCGCCGCCGATCCGCGGCAAGGCGTTGCGGATCGGCGTCACGAACGGATAGAGGTTCTTGGCCGGCGCTTGCAAATCGAAGGCGACAAGGCCGGTGCCGGTGGAGATCGTCTTGGCGATCTGGTCGTCGGGCGTGCGCAGCGCGCCCTTCACCAGGTCGAGGGTGTCCTGGGTCGGGTTCATCCTGGGGTCCTTCCCTGCGGGCAAAAGAAAACCCGGCGCAGCGGCCGGGCCTGGGATTGCGGTTGGTGGTGCGCCGGCTATCGCGTCGGCGGCCGAGTTGGTCCGATCGGGTTGGCGTGCGCCGCCTTGATCAGGGTCAGCGTGCGCTCCTCCTCGCTCATCCGCGCCAGCGCCGCGACGATGCCGTCGGCCGCCCCGATGGGGCTGCCGCCATCCTCGTGCTTCGCGAGAGCGGTGAAGCCGCGCGCGATGGTCTGCGGCGGCAGTGGGGTCTGGGCGATGTCCTCGACCCGCTGCTGCAGCGCGTCGAGCCGCGGCAAGATGGCGTCGGCGAATTTGGCGAGATGGTCGGCGAGCGCCGCGCTGTCCGGCACACGCGACTTGCGCAGCGTGGCGGGGTGCGCCATCGCGGCGAAGCCGGGCGCCGCGAAGCCGGGCGCGGCGGCGTTGTCCGCCACCAGTTCGGCGCCCTCTTCGGCCGCCAGCGCTTCGAGAAAGTCGCACAACTCGGCGATGATCTCTTGCATGCGCTGCGGCAGCGGCGAGGCGTCCGCTTCCATCGCCGCCTCGAGCGCGATGCGGTCATAGAGCCAATCGAGTTCGACAATGATCTGCGCCAGGCGTCCGACCTCGGCCAGGCCCTTCGCAAACGCCGCCGAGGGCGGCCCGGCGGGGTCGATCTTCGCTTTCCACGCCGCGACGATGCGCGCCTTGATGGCCTGGATCTCGGCTGCCGAGTAGCGGCCGGCATTGTGCGGCTGGTGGATATAGGCCCAGGCGCCGCGGATGTGATCGTCGCTGTCGATCGGGTAGCGCTGGCGGCCGTCCGGGCGGTACCCCGGGTCGGCATAATCGGCCCCGCTCGTCGGCTCCTCGCCGCGATGGGCGGGCGCTGCGCGCGGGTGCTCTATCGGTGTGTCAGTCCCGGGTGCGGCGCCGGCGATGCAGGCAATCGCCGCGGCCTTCACCAGGTGGCGGTGGCCGGCGACGCCGCAATCCCAGATTTGCGACAGGGCACGGGACGACGGCGCGGTGTCAAGCATGAGGTCTCCTGTGGCAGGGGCGGCGGCCAGCTTCCAGCAATCGAACACCGCCTCGGGATTGGCCGGACGGTCGACCACCGAGATTTCAGTGAGGCGCAGGCCGGTGATGAGGCGTCGGTTGGAGGGGTCGCGCTCGGTGACGCGGCCGCCGATCGAAAAGCCCTTGTAGACGCCTTCCGTCACCTTCGCCCAAGCTTCGCCGTCGATGATCTTGGCCCCGAGATAGAGGCCGCGCTCGTCGACCGC